GCCTGAATGCCCTTCCTCGTCCATTTTACATGTGCGACTTTTTCTTGCTTTTTCTCTCATTTATTGCTAAAGTAACAGATATTCCCTCAAAACTACCGATAATATCGGAAAACTTTTTTCTCCCGTCAAAAATTCGTCAAAAATCCAAAAGGGTGTACCCGCATGAGCGGGTGCACCCTTTTTAAGATCCGAATATTTTATTGATATCATCCGCCGCTTTTTCTCGCATTTCATCGGTGTAATGGATATATACTCTTTCAACGGTAGTGATGGTATCGCCGAGAAGGCTAGCTACCGTCTTGATATCCATACCGGAAGATAAGAGCCTGGTGGCGTAGGTATGGCGGAAGTCATGCATGGTGTGATTTGGTAGGATCTTCCTCACGATGGCTGTGAGCATTTCACCGTGTCGGTATCGCGTGAGTCGACCATGGAAGTACAAGACGCGATGCTCGCGGTATTCATCCAAGGCACGAAGGAGGCAGGGAGGAGCAGGGACTGTGCGGCAGGAGTTCTTCGATTTCATCCTACGGATACCGAGCTCATTCTTCCCGACACGGGAGAGCTGCTTATTGAATGTGATTTGATGGGACTTGAAATCGATATCCCCCATAGTGAGAGCCAGCACTTCCCCGACACGGGCGCCCGTGTATGCGGCAATGTACATGAGAATCCATAGTTCCAGGTTCCGCGCATGCAAGGTATCTAAGAGATAGGAAATCTCCTCATGCGTCATCGTCCGCAGCCGTGCTCCCCCCGCAGTGTCCATTCGTGGCTTATAGACAAGGTCTGCGATAGGAGAGACTCCAATGACACGATAACGGACCGCTTCCCGAAAGAGGTGCTTCATATACCGTGCCCAGCTTACCTTTGTACGTTCGCCGTATGGGAGAGTTTGGAGTCGCGTAAAGATATCCGCATACGTGATATCTGTCATGGGCTTATCCAGAAGAGGACCGGCGATATCAGCCAGCCACTCATAGATAAGCAGCGTATTCGGAGCTAACTCTTTCCGCCATGAGATATAGAGCATAGAAAACTCACGAAGCGTCATCCCCTCGTTCATGGGATCGATATCACCGATCTTCTTTACTTCTGCGAGCAGCTTCTCCTTCTCCTTATCAGAAGTTGCCTGAGAGCGCAGGGCATAGCCGCCTTTAGACTTCTGCTTCCACTTCCCATCCCGATCCCGGTAGGAGAGGATCAGCTGGTAGCTCGCCCCGCCATTCGTCTTCGCTCGCTTGCGGATGATAAATTTGTAATTCAGTTCCATTAGAAAAACCTCCGTTCATTGGAAACAGAGGCGGTACATGGTATAATACAGTTGTAATCCGCCTCATTGCATGGGACATTATTGCAGGGGACATTACACGCCAACGGGAGACTGCCATCTCCATCGGCACAGCCGTATCCATACGAATGTATGGGTACGGCTTTTAATTTGCTCCAAAAGAGGTCAAGACGTATCCGGCGGCCCGCAGATCGCTGAATACTGGACGTCGATGACGGCATCCACCGTCGCCTTTCCGGCGGGGGAGAGCAGCCGATATTTCTTCACCAGCTGCTCCTCGTGCTCAGTTAGTTCGATGTGAGATTTCGTGATAGCAGGTAAAGATAAATCTCGATAATACAAATCATCTATAGAAACTTCGTAGAGCTCCGCGAGTTTACCAACGATCCCCAGTGGTGGATCTGCAACGCCAGTTTCCCACTTTTGAACAGTGGTGAATGACTTTTTACCAAGATAACTCGCAATGTAATTCTGCGAGAAACCGTGCTTCAGTCTGAGAAATCGTAAGTTTTGACCTAGCATAGTACACCTCCTTTCTATTAAAATCTAAAACCATGTTACCATAACTTTGAATGAAGTTCAAGTATATTTGAATAATATTCAAATATCGGTTGACACTTGAATTTAATTCATGTAATATGTAGTTACAGAGAGGGAGGTGAGAAGAATGAAATACACGCCAAAGGAATTAAGAGCTCGCAAAGGGGAGTCGCAGCAGAAGACAGCAAATGCATTAGGAGTATCGAAACAGACGTATTGCGCATGGGAAAAGAATCTCGCAAAAGTACCGATCGGGAAAGTGGCGGCATTGTGCCAGCATTTTCAGATCTCGCTTTCTGAGATTAAGTATGAGTAATACGTCTTTTTTATGCCTTTTTGCATGAATATAATTCAAGTAAGTTAGTAAGGAGGCACGCCATGCCACACAGTGAGAATCTGCTATCACAGAAAGAGGTGGCCAAACGCTGGGGGTGCGACACGTCCACCATCGCCCGACGGGAGAAAGACGGGCTGATTAAAAGGGCGCTTGCAATCCCGGGCGTATGGTACACCCGAGCCTCCGTCGAAAGGGCGGAAGGCCTGGAAGGGGACGAGAGCCCCATGAGCCCTTTCGAAAGAAGGCGTCTCGAGAAAAGGATCTGCGAGCTGGAGAAGAAAGTGTCTGGCTATGAAGATCAGTTCTATTTCCTTTCGGACGCCATGGAAAGAGTGAAGAAGATGATGAATTGAGGTGAGAAGAGTGGATGAGAACGAATTCAAAAAATGCCGCGAGCAGTTGCTCGCGGCGGGGATCCCATTCGAGGAAGATCATATGTTCTTTTTTCCATCAGACGCAATAGCGCTGGAGGCGAAGAGATTTCTCAAGAGAGATAAGAAAGAGGACCTTCTGGATTTCCAAAACTTCGAGAAGGCGGTGCAGCCACTGATGGACTACATGAGAAAACGTAGGAAGGAATCTCATGGGTTGGACGAAGCGGAAGTCGTAGTAAGATACGACGGCGCGAAACTCATGACGGGGCGATATGGGATACCGGAAGCGGAAATCAGCCGAGGGTTTCAACCGGATCCTTATGCCGGTACCTTCTCAACAGATTGTCAAGATAGCGGCGTGGATTCGGAGAAGAAAGCATAGCGGAGTGCTCTGCTTCAGGGACGTCTGCAAGAAACTCAATGCGGCGGCGACCGGGAAGAATCACCTGCAGGTGTCCGTCTTCATAACCGCTGGCGATAATGCCAGAAATATTTCGACGAAGAATCATAGGTGTCACCTCCTTTCTGCTTATCAGTATAGCAGGAAGGAGGAGTGTGGAGGAAAGATGACAGACGAAGAATTGCAAGAAGAACAGAGAAGGGACTTTGAAGCGAGAAGAGATCTCGCCTTTAAGCCGCTTGTGTGCGCCCTCAACGAGGGTGATGCAGAGATCTTCGATATCGAAGTAGAGAAGAACAAGGAAGGCGAGGACGTCGCATGGATCTACTTCAGAGACGGAGGGCTCGCACGCGTGAACATCTGCGGAGATACTATCATCACCGCGATCCGTGAAATCTTGAATTGTAAGAGACTGAAGGAAATGTGAAGGAGAAGCCATGGACAAGGAAGAATTGGAAAAGCAGATGAACGAGACGGCAGAGAAGTTCGAAAGGTCCTTCGAGGCCTGGAGGAAGAAAAGGAATACAGCCGTCAAGGAAGTACTGAATGTTTTGGTAGACAGTGACCTCACCTACGAGGAAGCCGTCAATGTGTTAGATGGGTGCCGGACATACCTGCGGCACAACCTGAAGATCGAGAACATTGATCTCAATGTAGAGGAGAGAGAACCATTTTGACAGACAAAGAAGCAAAGACATTAGGAGAGCTTGCCCTGAAAGCGGACATGCTCCGCCGCCAGTGCCGGGATATCGAAGAGAAGATGAAAGAGCAGAGAGCAGCCATGAGGAGAATGGCAAAGTGCATTCTGGCAGAGCTCGCCATCATCATGACCCTGGCATTCGCGGCAGGGATCGCTGTATGGAAAGGCTGATAGGAGGAAATCATGACCAACGCAGAAGCAGTCGGGACAGTCCATCGAATGATGGAGGCCCGTGAGCAAGAAGAAGCGAGAACCGCGGCTCTCGCCTCTCAAGTAGACGCGAAGAAATATGACCCCGGCGCCGCACGCCAGAGGTTCTGGAAGGAAGTGGCGATCTATCCGCTGACGCTGCTGTGCGCCGCGGCATACACACTCCTTATGGCGGTGGCACAATGACAACGCTGAACGATATCTTGGCGCTCATTCCCATGGAAGACCAGTGGATCTACGTCTTCGATACAGAGGGAAACGAATACTATGAAGGATTCAAAGGGAATCTGGAGCTCAGCGAAGAAGGCGAAGAGCTGATCGTCGGCGGGCTTTATGGGAATGATACTGATACGAAAGATCCAAACTACGGCATCGTGCCGACCATCGAGATCGAGGTGAAAGCCAATGAGAGGCTGCTGGGTTAAGCTCTGGATGATCGGGGAGCAGCTGTGTCATGTGTCCATTGACCAGTCGGACCAAGACCCCAAGTGGACCATCGCGGCAGCTGCCGCGCTCATCAAGGAATATTGTAAAGAAACCGGGCTGGATCCCTCCATGGCAGCGGAGCATATCGCCCGAATGTTGGAGAAGAAACATGATTGACGAAGGAATCATTATCGAATTCATGAAGCACATCAAAAGGCAGCTTAGTGAAGAACAGGCCAGGGCGGACAATGCAGACCACGAAGGAAGAGTCAAAGACTACTTCTGGCACGCAGGCTACATCAGCGCTCTGAAAGAGAACCTGAAAGAAATCGAAAGGACTACCGGTATCACCGGCGTTTACGGGAAGGAGGAGAGAGCATGCAGGACACATACACGAAAGCAGAGCTTGTAGAAAAATTCCAAGAGCTAGAAAAGCGGGAAATTATACGCGCGAAGCATAGCATGGAGCTGGGAGAAAGCGCCGCTGCCGAGTGGCACCTAAACCGCACATCTTTGCTGAAAGAGCTAATTGCTCTTACCGTGGCGGGGGCACTCTGATGATCTACTACTGCGCACGCTGCGGGAAGCCCATCCCGCGAGGGAAAGAAATGATGGAAAAGATAGGCGGCCGCCTTGTGCCGACACACATGGACTGCCGCGAAAGATACAGCAAGAAGACATTGGACCAGATGATTCACGAAGCCCTGGATAAAGGACCGGGGAACGAACTTCGTAGAAAGATGAGGGGTAGAAATGACTGAGAAAGAAATCGAAGGATACATCGACAGAAAGATCAAGGAAATCAAAAAGGAAACCGAATGTGATGACTGCATCCTGCTCATTGGAAAAGATGGTAAAGGAGAAATGCGCATCGGCATCAACAATGAAGAAACTCTGGTGGTGTGTGCCTATCAAGTGATCAAAACCTTTGGAGAACTGGGAAAGAACCCATACACCAGACGGACCCTCCTTCTGAGAGAACTGACGCAGCATCTCATCAACGAAGTCAAAGAGGAATTCGATGAGAAGGGGCTCTCGCGAGAGATCGATGACATGATCCCAAAGGAGACGGAAGACGATCCGCCTGCTGAAGAGGAAAGCGGCATGGTAAAAAGAATCTCCAAAAGAGGGAAGCCGGAGGCAGAAGATGATCCGTCTGTCGAAAAATAAGAGGTACAAGCTCTTTGAGATCGTCCGTCTCCGGGATAGAGCCCTCTGGGATGTCTATGAAAGAATGCTGGGCGTCCCGTATCCGGTGGGGAGAACCCACGTCCACCATGTTATTCCCGTAGCTTCCGGCGGAGAAGACATCGCAGAGAACCTCATCACCTTAGACCCGAAGACCCACTTCTACCTATTTCACAACGGATTCGGGAGTGTGGATAAAGAATGGCAGAAAATCGCCCAGAAGTATCTAGCGAGCAAGGAGGTCAAGGCATGGCACGAAGAAAGAGAAGCAAGTTTGACAGCCCTATACCAGACTGCAGAAGCTACCCGTATCAAGAAGATCCGGAAGAACTGCTTGCCAGAGAAAAGACCAGGCTTCAAATACTAAGAGAAGACAATACCATCTGCCCTGTATGTCATAGGGGTATGAAGCACACCTGCCATTGCCCTTATGAAAAAGCGGCCGTCTGTGAAGAACATTGTGAAACATGTGAATACCATGTGCCAATGACAGCAGCCAGCAACGGGAAATGTCTGTACACGAAAAAGACGCCTGCGGGAACAGGCGGCGAAGGGTGAAAGATAAATTCACGTTTTTCTATATGAGAGTATATCACGCCCTTCATAAAAAGTCCAGAAAAGCAAGGCACAAAGGGGATTTTTCGTCCCCTTTGCCCCCTTGTTAAGGCTATTATTTGGAGGACCGATGCCGTATCGAAAACGTATTTTCACCTACCCGGGAGGAAGGGTAGAAGAGAAGTATTATACCTGCCGTCTGGGAGGGAAGAAGACACGTATCAAGAATTGCGGTAAGACCCCGGAAGCCGTGGCCAAAGTGAATGCAAGAAGAGCAGTAAGGCACCTGAAGGAATTGATCCTCACCAATTTCAAGCAGGGAGACCAGTACATCACCTTGACCTATGCCAAAGAACCCAAAGACTATGAGGAGGCCATCCGCCATCTCACAAACTATATCAAGAGACTTCGGAGACGCTACAAGAAAGCCGGGCAGGAACTTCGCTACATCTACACCACGGAGTGCAAAGGAAAAAGGATTCATCATCACATACTTGTGAACAAAGTCCTGGAACAGCAGGAGCTTCGAAATGCATGGGGACACTCCAAGCTAAGCGCCTATGACATCATCGAATACCAGGGAGAAGAAAGGGATGCCAAGAAACTTTCCGCTTACTTCACGAAAGAGTCCAATATCACCGTAAGGGAAGGAAAGCAGAAAGTGAGATACGTCGCTTCCAGAAACCTTAAGAAGCCGGAGGTCCGCTATCAGACGATCCAGTCCAAAAAGTGGAAAGAAAGACCACCAGCGAAAAATGGCTTCACCCTGATAGACGTCACGAACACCTACACAGAGTGGGGATATCCCATGCAGATCGCAAGGTATGTAGAAATTCCCAAGAAGAAAAAGCGAGGGAGAAAAAATGAGTAAGATCTGTCCCGAGTGCGGGAAATCATTTGTCGGCAGTACGAAGTATTGCTCCTACAGGTGCTGCAAAAGGCACAACCGGAAAGCAAAAGAAATCAAGCATCCGGATCCACCCAAAGGCGTGTCGATCATCCGCGCCTTTTCCTGTAAAGAGTGCGGGCATGAAGTCCTCGTCTGGGAAAGAACAGATAAGAGGACCGTCTTCTGCTGCAGCCTCTGCGAGAAGAAATACTGGAAGCACAACACCTCAAAGAGTAACAAGCACAGAAAAGGCGAAATCGGCATGTCCGGCGGCATGAGCTTAGGGAGCCTCATCCGAAGAGAAAAGAGGGATCTATTATGACAGGGGAAGAATATACCGCCTTTTTGCGCGCCAGAAAACCTGAAGTGTACGTTCAAAATTCATCCGGCGTCCCGGTGAAATGGATCGTGACAAGAGCCTATATCAATGGCGTCAGCGCAAAGCGTCATATAGATGCCGAGAACTACAGCCACGACGACACCGGTTTCTTTCCAGTCGCCATGCTGATGACAAAAGCGCAGGCAGTCAAAAGGAAGAAAGAGCTCGCAGAGAAAGCAAAGCCCCTGCAGAAAATTTGCGCCGGGTGCGGCGCGGCATTTACCTCAAAAGATCCTCGCAAAGTGTACTGTTCCGCCAAGTGCCAGAAAGAGTCGAATAGAAAAGAGACTGTCCGGAAATACTAGGAAAGGATGGAAAACGAAGAACGCCCCATCCTTGTCTGTCCCGTCTGCGGGAAGAAATTTCAGCAGAAACATTGTGAGCGGATCTGCAGCGATGAGTGCCGGGCGAAGAAAGCTAAAGAGGCCGGTAAGAAAATAAAAGCAGTCAGACAGCAGCTCAATAAAGAACGTGAAGAGATCCTAGGGGGAGAGATCGAGCTCGCGAAGAAAATAAAAAGAGGAAAGGTCTGCGCCGGGTGCGGCGCCATCTTCCGGGCGAAGGGAGGAGAAAGATATTGCAAAACATGCATGAAAAAGGGAGTCACATGGGGGATCGAATGAGAAAGCACGATGCACGCATGATCATTCAAAGAATCGTAGCCGGAGCATTTCGAGGCACCAGGAAAGCCTTCAAAGCAAAAAAACTTGAAACCAAAAGGAAAGACCACCCGCAGCACCATCTATATTGGTGCAAGAGAGAACCTATCAACCAAAGACGGAAAATCGAGATCGAATTTTGGACCGGGTGGTATCTCAGCCTGCATAGCGGATACTTCCGGGAACAAGTATTCAAAGAAGCTGAAGAAAGAGAGAAAGCAGAATGGCAGAAGAAGAGAATCTGAGAGAGCAGGGCCAGCGCCTAAGAAATCAAATTCAAAACCTGCTCGAGAGTAAAGAGGGCAGAACCCTGTGGGCGGGAGAAATCCAATTCCAAAGTATCCAGCTGAATAACAGCAGTGCTTCCATCAGTTATGTCGATGCGGATGGTGTGAAAACGTTCACGTGTGAAGAGCAGCCGAGAGAAGAATTTAGAACCGCTATGGCGGCGATGAGCCTTTACTATACCGACATGGCAGGGGACTATAGACCCGAGAAACCGGTACAGGCCATTTTCGCGGTGGAGAAAGTAGTGCCAAAGCGGGATAAGAAATCCGGGGCGCTGAAAGGAGTGCGGCTGGGCGGGCGGTTCCGCCTCAAAGGCAGCCCTACCACGCAGCGGTTCAGCACGATCGAAGACATCACTCCGACTGATAACGTGCTCCGCATCATGAAGAAAATCTATGATGAAGCGGCGCTTTACATCAGCGGCGAGCGGAGAGAACAAAACCTTTTTAAAACGAGCCAGGATGATGAGCAGGAGTCAAGCAATGAGCGGGCAAATGAAGAATGATAGATTTTTCGATTTTCCGCGAATTGGATTGAATTGAATTGGATTGAAAGGAGAAAGAATTGAACAGCGTAGAAATATCCGGGAACCTCGCAAGAGACCCAGTCGTCAGATCCACCAAGACAGGGAGAGCCGTTGCCACATTTACCGTCGCCTCCAGTCGCCTCTATGTTACGCAGAATGGTGAACAGAAAGAACAGACCGCATGGATCAATGTCGTTGCCTGGGGAGCCATCGCGGAAAGAGTGGCCAACTTCTGTAAGAAAGGAACCTTCGTCTACGTCCATGGCAGTCTGAATACCAGATCCTACGATGACGACAGCGGCCAGAGGCACTGGATCATGGAAGTCGTAGCAGACATCGTAGCCGATCCCAAGTGGGGAGAAGGCGCAACGTCATCCGGAGGAAGCTATTCCGGCGGATATAGCAAGGGATCCGGCGGCGCTTCCAATGGCTATGGAAACAATTCCGGCGGGTTTAACCAGTTCGGCCCTTCCAAACCGGAGCAGCGAGAAGAGAGCATGTTCCCTGCGAAAGGGTCGCAGGAAGACATACCATTTTAGGTAAATGAGAATGATTGAAGAAAATCCATAAGTGGTAAGTATTCGAGGGGAATCAAAGTGAATAGGCAGGAAAGAAGAAGGCTAGGCGTCAAAAAGAAGGATCCCATGGTTTCCATCAAACAGTCAGACGTCAATGCAATGAAACAAGAAGCCACCAAGAAAGGCTGCGAGCTGGCCTTTAACTTGATGCTTGCTATTCCGGCTATGGTCATCCATGACAAGTTCGGAAGCCTGATGAAGAAAGATGGCAGAGTGGAAAAGTTCGTAGACCTCTGCATGAAAGAGTATAAGTGCTATGAAGAGGGATACGTCACCCTACAGGAGCTGGCTAAGTGCCTGCAGGACGAAGCAGGAGTCAAAATCAAAGGCTGGGAGGTAGAAGAAATCAAGAGATGACCATCGAAGAGAGCGCGGAAGCCCTGGCAAGGAAAGATTTCAATAAACTGAATATTCCGGAAACGGTGAAGAAGAGATCACTGCGCAAAAGACGCCAGGGCAAGACGCTAGTCTTCGAAGCAGGAGAACGTGGGATCCTCGTGAGATACTTCATGCGCTGCCAGGACAGGCACATATCCATGAAGCGCATTGTGACACATTTCCACGATGAAGAATTTGACAATTCTTCCAAACCACTGTAAGATAGTTATGAAATCTCCAGCAGATTTTCGGCATCCGTAAGGAGCCGGTACCTTTTACCCGCATATATCTCGCGGGCAACGATAAAAGATACCGGCTCCTTTTTTGCGTTTTTAGGGGGGTGAGAGCATGGCCAAAGGGAAATGGGAGAAGTGGATAGAGCCGAATCATCTCTTGATTTTAGGCGCGTGGGCACGTGACGGGCTGACCGACGAAGACATAGCGCACAACATTGGCATTTCCCGCTCCACCTTGAAGGAATGGAAGAAAAAGATCCCGGCCATATCGGCCACCCTAAATACTAATAAGGCAATAGCCGATATCCGAGTAGAGAATGCCCTCTACAAAAAAGCGATCGGCTGCACCGTCAAGGAGAAAGTCATTTCCAAAATCAAAAACCCGGACGGAACAGTCACAGAAACAGAGAGAATAGTGGAAAGAGAGCTGCCTCCGGATACAACGGCCGGGATCTTCTGGCTGAAGAACCGGAAACCGAAAGACTGGAGAGACAAGCAGGAAGTCGAGCTTTCCGGGAACGTAGGCATGACAGACGCGCTGAAGAAAGCGAGGGAGCGAGTGAATGAACACCGAAATAGTAAGTGACCTTGCCGGACTGGCGAAAGACCCCCTCAGTTTCGTCTACTGGGCTTTCCCATGGGGTGAAGGACTCCTTACCCATCAGGATGGCCCCGAAGCCTGGCAGAAGGAAATACTGGGCCATATAGGCGAAAACGTATCCACAGACAAAGTCATCCAAGAAGCCGTCGCATCAGGCCACGGTATCGGGAAATCCGCTTTGGTATCCTGGCTGATCCTATGGGCGATCTCCACCCATGAGAATACCCGCGGCGTCGTCACCGCCAACACAGAGACGCAGCTCCTCACGAAGACATGGCCGGAACTCATGAAATGGCACGCCATGTTCCTTGCAAGAGATTTATTCAAAGTCACTGCCACTTCCATCTTCGCAGCCGAAGACGGCAAGGAAAAGAACTGGCGTATCGACGCCATCCCGTGGTCCGTGGCCAACCCGGAAGCCTTCGCGGGTTTGCATAATCAAGGAAACAGGACCATTCTCATCTTCGACGAAGCCTCCGCCATTGACGATAAGATCTGGGAAGTCGCGGAAGGTGCGCTAAACGACGCAAACACAGAAAGACTTTGGTGCGCCTTCGGGAACCCGACGCGAAACACCGGAAGATTCTACGACTGCTTCCACAAATTCCGTCCCTACTGGCACACCATGCAGGTAGATTCCAGATCCGTCAGATTTTCAGACAAGACAAAGATCTCTCAGTGGGAAGAAGCCTACGGAGCGGACAGCGACTTCTTCAAAGTCAGAGTCACCGGAGACTTCCCGGACGCCTCCGATTTACAGTTCATCCCATTAGGCCTAGTCAAGAAAGCAGCGCAAAGGAACATGCATGAAGGGCAATACAAATTCGCCCCCTGCGTCATAGGCGTAGACCCAGCATGGTCCGGCGGAGACGCCACCTCCATCTACCTACGTCAGGGACTCTACACCAAGAAACTGGCAAGGATCCTCAAGAACACAAACGACATGACCATCGCCAACATGATCGCCCGCTTCGAAGATCAGTATCATGCAGCAGCCGTAAACATCGATTTAGGATACGGGACCGGCATCTACTCCGCTGGCACCACCATGGGGAGAGCTTGGAACCTCATCTCCTTTGCGGGCACATCCCCCGATCCGTCATGCGTCAACATGCGCGCCTACATGTGGTACGCCATGAAGAAATGGTTCCAGACCGGCGGCGTCATCGAAGCCGACCAGACTTTAATAGACGACCTCACCCATGTGGAAATCAAACCAACAATGGACGGCCGCATTCAGCTCAGGTCCAAAGACGAAATGAAAAAAGAAGGCATCCCGTCGCCAAATGACGCCGACGCCTTAGCACTGACCTTTGCCGTCCCTGTCGTCAATCGGAAAAGGAACGGCAAGGCCAACACCAACTACCAGTTATTCTGAAAGGAGACACCATGTGCGGAAACCCATTTAAATCCCCAAAAGTTCCGGCGGCGCAGAAAGTCGATCCGACCGTCACCGACGTAACCAATTCTCAGGTATCAGACGACAGCGGTGACACAGAAGCCAACAAGAAAAAGAAGAAACAGGGCTTCGCAGCCACACGTCTTGCGACGCTGCTGAGTAATGCAGGAAGCAAGGACACCTTAGGATGAATACCATCTTAGCCAGCGCCATGCCACCAGAAGCCCTTCCGGCGGATGGACAGAACATCAGAGCACCGGATAAGCACGCCGCCCTGTCACGAATCAAGCTCCTGAAGAACAAGAGAAACCCCTATATCGAACGATGGAAAGCCATCAGAGACTACGAACTCCCCTTCTTAGGAGAATTCGATGATACTGACGACGAAACAGATAAAGGCAGAAGACGCGACCTCGCCATCAGCAACGGCGTCGCATGGCTCGCCAATCAGGCCTTCGCAGCCGGTATCATGTCAGGGCTTACACCGCCTTCCCGGCAGTGGTTCAAGTTCGGTTTCTCCTCGGATCAGGAAAACATAGAAGCCGAAAGACTTCTTGACGAACGGCAGGCCATCGTAGAAGCCGTGCTGCACAGATCCAACTTCTACAACACCATCCACGCATGCTACACAGAGCTTCCCTTCGGGCAGGCGCCTATCGCTGTATTCCCATCACCAGAGAGCGGCGTCCGCTTCCAGGCATTCACCATCGGCTCCTACTACATCGATACATCAGCAGGGAACCGCATCAACACCTTTGCCCGGAAAATCAAAATGAACGCCGATCAGATCGTGCAGCAGTTCGGGAAAGACCATTTGCCAAGGAACGTACAAGATGCGTTCAATACCCCATCAAGGCGCTACGATATAGCCTTCGACGTGTGGTGGCTTGTCATGCCCAATGACAGCAAAAGGAACGGTCCATCGAATAAGGACATGCCATTTGTCTCCCTTTACTGGGTAGACGGGCAGGACCCCAATGAAAACGGCGGCTTCCTCTATACCGGCGGCTTCGAAGAATGCCCCGTATTGGTGGCCAGATATCAAGTAACGGGAAACGACTCCTACGGGAAAGGGCCCGGATGGTACGCAGAAGGCGATGCCAAGTCATTGCAGATCATGAAGAAAGATTTCCTGACCGCGATTGAACTTACCGTCAAGCCGCCTTTGACAACGGATGCCAGCACCTATCAGAGCGGCGTCAACTGCTATCCAGGTGGCGTCACTGTCACCAATACGCAGATGGGAGGGCAGGGCGTCGTTCCCCTGTTCCAGGCGCCAACCAACCTGCAATGGATGGCGCAGGAAATCCAGAGACTTGAAGACACCATCAAGAGAACCTACAGCGCCGACCTCTTCCTCATGCTCGAATCCATCGATACCCCGCAGATGACCGCGAGGGAAGTCATGGAACGCCAGCAGGAAAAGCTGCAGCAGCTGGGCCCTGTCGTCGAAAGGCTCCAAGATGAATTTCTGACACCGATCATTGAACGGGTTTACAACATCCTTGAGAGAAACAATCTCTTCCCGCCCATCCCTGATGAGCTCGCAGCCGAACTTTCCGAAGCCGACGTGAAGATTGAATACATTTCTCCGCTTGCCCAGGCACAGAAGATGAGCGGTCTTGTGAACATTGAGCAAGCCCTCGCCTTCGTAGGACAAATGGCGCAGCTCTATCCAGAGTCCCTGAAGATGGTAGATCCCTTAGGCACCGTCAAGAAATACTTCGACCTCTTAGGCGCTCCGGCGGCTATGCAAAGAGGGATCGAAGAAGCGACAGCTTTGATCCAGCAGGAACAGCAGGCCATGATGCAGCAGGAAGAAGAGCAGAAACAGCTCGCGCAGGCGCAGGCATTAGCCCCTGTCGCACAGGCAGCCAAGAACCTATCTGACGCCGCGCAGAACGGAAACCCAGCTCTTCAGAACCTATTAGGCGTCAACGGGCCAGGAGGACCATCCGTATTATGAAACACGCCATCATAGACCCAAATTCCAGAGACGCCCGCTGGCAGAAATACTTTCAGCAGTGTCAGAAAGACAAAGATAAAGACGCCATCAAGAAAGTCGTAAAGACAGAAGAGGGAAGGTGGATCCTTTCTCGGATCCTCAATATGAGCGGACTCAACACCAGCTCCTACACAGGGAATGCCGAGACCTATTTCCGCGAAGGAAGAAGAGAAGTCGGCATCGAAATCACCAACCTGATCCTTGACACCCTAGGCCTTGAAGAAGGACATAGGTCGCTGCAGGCGATTGACAAAGATTTCATAGACTTCAAGATCCGGCAGAACCGGATATTCAACAAGGAGGACTGAATATGGATATCCAGAACAATGACATGAACACTGGAACCGATCAGCAGACACCACAGAACACACCGACAGAAAGCCAGCAGAACCCACAGGGCGCAGAAGCCCAGGGAAACCAGAACCAGCAGACACCGCAGGGGGAAAGCAATCCATCCGGCGGCACCCTGTTGTCAGGAGCAGGGAAAGCCACAGGCGCTCCGGACACCTACGACTTCACTGCATCCCTTCCGGATGGGATGGAACTTGACCAGGACACCGCCGACTCCTTCGGCGAACTCGCGCGAGGCATGAACCTCACCAATGACCAGGCAAACGAACTGGCCAAATTTGGCTATGAATGGGCGGGCAAAGTCGGGGAAGCCTACCAGAAGGCGCAGCAGGAAGAGGCAGACGCTAACGCCGCTGCAGCCATGAAAGAACTGGGCAAAGACTTTGAACCCACAGTCGCAAGAGCCGGGGTCCTCATGAACTACCTTGAGAGACAGATCCCCGGCATCCGAGACTCCTTCGCAGGATCCGCTGTATTCTCATCCCTTCCCATGCTGAAAGCATTCGCCCTCCTTGGTGATCTGATTTCCGAAGACGGCGGAATCAAGACCAATACAGCAGCCGCCACCAAAGAAGACAATCCATACCCCAATACCGATTGGGAATCATTAAAAAGATAAGGAGATAAACCATGGCAACCATTGGAAACCTTGCACTCAATTTCAATGACCTCCGAAAGCGTCAGGCACCGGACGGCACCATTGATCACATCATCGAAGTATTAAAACAGTCCAATCCCATCATGGACGACATCAAGTGGAAACAGGGCAATCTGCCGACCGGTAACCAGACCACGCAGCGCACCTCCATTCCTACCCCGTCCCTCCGCGCCATCAATAAAGGCGTGCAGCCGACCAAGTCCAGCACCAAACAGGTAAGAGACACCTGCTGCATTTTGGAAGCCCGCTCCCGCGTCGACATTGAACTCCTTCAGCTCGAACCCGATCCGCAGGCATTCCGCCGCTCTGAAGACGACGCGCATATCGAAGGCTTCTCTGAAAAAGTCGCCAGCATGATCTTCTACGGCGACTCTGACGAGAACCTCGACGAATTCAACGGCTTCGCTAAACGCTACGACCACTTTGGCGGCAACAAAGGAGAATACTCCTACCAGGTTAGAGACGCAGGCGGCAAGACCGATGGCGCACTTTCCTCCATCTGGCTTATCGGATGGAGCAACAGCGTCTCTGGCATTTACCCGAAGTACGGTTACGCAGGCCTTAAGATGAGAGACCTCGGAGAACGCACCGTAGAAGACGCAGAAGGCGGCTCCTATCAGGCACTTGAATCTCTCTTCACATGGAAGCCGGGTCTCATGGTGGCGGATCCACGCATGGTGGCAGCCGTCAGAAACATCGATGCCGCTACTCTTCTCAAAGCCACCGACGCGCAGAAGAAGAGCTTTATGGAGCAGCTCATTTACGCGAAGAACTCTCTTAGAAGAATCCAGGGCGAAAACATGAAGCTGGGTATTTATGTATCCGAGAAAGTCTACGACTTCCTTGAATCCTACCTCATGGACAAGAACCACGTCCACGTTACCCGTCAGGACTTCGCAAACGGCACCTCTGTACTCGCCCTCTTCGGCATCCCGGTATACAAGGAAGACGCCCTGAAGGATACCGAATCCCTCATTACGGAAGCATAAGGAGGACACCATGATCTACGACAAAGAAAACGCATTCATTTTCGATAAAGACGTATCCACCACGCCGGACGTCATCACAAACGGCATGGGAGGGAACGCAGGCGATGAGCTCTTTCTCACTGCCAAATTCGCCTCTCCACTTACGGCGGCCGCCGTGATCACACTGAAGACGGCAGACACCGTCGATCTTGAAAGTGCTGATACCCTCTGCACACTGACCATCCCGGTAGGTGCACAGAAAGGATTTATCAAAGTCCCCTACGGTGCAAAGAAATTCTACGGCATCTCCGTTACCGGCCCTACCAGCGGCAAGTGCACCATCGCCCTCACACTGGACAGCGAGCTTGAATGAAAGAGATACATATTAACGAGATCGGAAAAGGAAAGCTTGAAGACCTTTCACCCAATGAACTCCGTGCTCTCTGCTGGAAAGAGGGCATAGAGATCAAAGGGGATATCAAGACCAAGAAACAGCTCATCGATCTCATCAAGAAACATTAGGAGAAATCATGTACAGCACAGATATCTGCAACATCGCCCTCTCCTCAATCGGACAGGGGCAGATCGACTCTATTGACGAAGACAGCGAGGCGGCGCGTCAGTGCAAACTCTACTACGAACTGACAAGAAAAAACATTCTTTCCTCATTCCGCTGGGGCTTCGCAGAAAGATCGGAAAAGCTCGCCTTAGTAGACACCACCGTCCCGAAATGGGAATTTGCCTATGCACTGCCAAAGAAATGCTTAGTCGTCCGCCAGCTCTACAACAAGAACGGCGACATCATTGAAACGGATGAATCTGCCAAAGATGATACATACCACGAGTTTCAGATCGCTCTCATGAACGAGAGTCAGAGGATCATCATGGCAGACATCGAAAATGCATGGATGGACTACACCGCAGATATCACAAACGCTGAACTTTTCGATTCCTCCTTTGCCGAAGCCCTGGCCCACAAATTAGCAAGTCACATTGCCATGCCATTAAGCGGAAGCCAGAACATGGCACAGTCACAGTACCAGCTCTACCAGATTGCCATCCAGCAGGCCATGTGCACCTCAGCCATCCAGAACCATCACAAGCCTTCTTATCCAACAAAGTACTTTGACGCAAGGAGATAACCATGAAAGAAACCATCTATCTCATGCAGTCATCCTTCGCGACCGGCGAAGTTTCCCCTGAAGTCGCCAGCCGCATCGACATGGAGAAATACCAGGCCGCTTTACTGCAGGCCGAGAACTGCTATATCAGGCCTTATGGCGCTGTATACAAAAGGCCTGGATCGATCTATTGCGGCATGGCCAAGAAGAATAAAGTTCGTCTGATTGAATTCAAGTCTACCGTAAACCATGCCTTTCTCCTTGAAGTAGGAGAAGGGTATATCCGCATCTGGAAGGACGGAAAATTTACCAATCAGGAAATTGTGACGCCTTACCAGGAATCCGAACTTCCTAAGCTACGCACCTGCCAGAGCGCCGACATCATGTACATCGCCTCCGGCACCCATCCCGTCATGCAGCTCAAACACTATTCTGATACCGACTGGCGCTTCGAAGAAATGGTGATGAATAGTCAGTACTTCGATGAGTCCTTAACTGTTAGTAACAACGTGGTAGACGAGACATGGAATAAAGCCGGAACATACGCATGGGAATGTCACAAGACAGGGAACTATACTGTGACCGTAGCGGGAGGCGGTGGCGGCGGAGCCGATACCGTGAGCCACTACAGAGACAGCAGATACAAAGAGGATGGAAGTACGGTAGAAGCTGCCGGAGGTATCGGTGGGAATGGCGCTGCTGTATCACAGACTGTCTACTGCAAAGAAAATACCACTTACGCCATCACCGTAGGGGACGGCGGCGAAAAAGGATCACCGGGAAATTCCGGCGGAAATTCCACCGCCTTCGGACTCACCGCGCAGGGGGGCGGCGGGGGACAACTGGGCACATTCACAGGTACAAGAAGAGTGACAGGAAGACCGCACAGACACTACACCGTATATACGGGGCATGCGGGCGAAGCAGGCATCTCCTACGGCAATGGCGGACAGGGAAGTTATAACAAAGGGAATCCAGGGTGGGTGGCCGTCAAATCCATGAATGAGCCCACACTGACTGTCTCCGGCACCGCAGGCGAAGTCACGCTCTCCTCGGATAAACCCTTCTTCTCTGCAGACATGAAAGGCATGTGGATGAAGATTTCTCAGGACATCGCTTCCAAGTCCGTCACCGCCAGCGGGGCCATGACCACAGATCCCATACCGGTAGGAAACGGATGGAAGATCATCACCCATGGCACATGGACGGGGCAAGTGGTCATCCAGAAATCCACGAATGACGGCGAATGGAAAGACTTCAGGACCTACAAATCGAATAACGACAACAACGTAAGCGAATCCGGCACCGTCGATGAAGCAGATAATGTCAGAATGAGACTTGTAACAACTGCCGGTAAAGCCGACCTCACATCGACCGCCTACACCAAGTCCGGCATCATTCAGATCGAAACTGTGAATTCAGCAACCAGCGCCACCTGCCTTGTGAAAAAAGTCATTGGTCAGGCGGGGAAAGTCGACAGCTACTCCTTCGGTGCATGGAACGAAAAATACGGCTATCCAAGGGCCGTGGGATTCTTCCAAGACAGATTGATATTCGCTGGGACGAATACGCAGCCATACGTCCTATGGATGAGCAAGACTGGAGACTATAACAATTTCTCCGTCGAAAAAGCCTCCGGCACCGTGACAGATGACAGCGCCATCTGCCTTTCCTTTATTTCCCGTCAGCAGGCGGAGATCAAGCACATCTGCCCGGCAAGCGACCTCTTCGTCTTGACTGACTCCAATGAATGGATCGTTTCCGGCGGCAGCACAGTCACACCGTCCAAATGCACCAACAAGGCGCAGACCTTCCGCGGATGCACGGAAGTCGAACCTATCTCCATCGGCAGCCGTCTGATCTACGTGCAGAAACGCTCCCAGACCGTGCGAGACATGGCCTACTCTTTCGAGACCGATTCCTACGACGGCATGGACCTTACCCTTTTGGCCAAGCACCTTTTGAGAGGAAAGACCATCGTAGACGCTGCCTACATGCAGGATCCCGACTCCAGGCTGTATTTCGTCCGATCCGACGGGGAAATCATCTGCCTCGCCTACATCAATGACCAGAAAGTCTACGCATGGTCCCATATCATCACAAATGGAAAGTATCTTTCCGTCTGCACCGTGGCAGCCGAAGAGACCGACGAAGTCTACACCGCCGTCGAAAGAAACGGTAAAACCTATATCGAGAAGATGGGAACAGACAAAGACTCCCAAGATCCGAAAGACTACATCATGACCGACTGCTCTAAAGTCCTCACCTTTGATGAGCCTGACGATGCAGCGTCAGTCGACTGGATCACCGGGACAGTTTCCGTATTGGCAGACGGGAAATTCTTTGAAGACGTAGAAATCAAAGAAGGAACAGTGACACTTCCCACCAAAGTTTCCTACATGATCATCGGCTATCCTTACCGGATGACCATCGAACTGCCTAACGTAGAAATTCAGGCACAGAACGGCACCATGCAGGGGAGATATAAAAACGTCCGCACCGTTTCCCTAAGACTGCTGCACACCTTAGGCGGCAGTATCGGAAACGGCGTAGGAAGAAATGACAGCATCAAGTACGAGGAGCTCTCCGATCAGAAGATCCGCCTCTACACAGGAGATAAAGAAATCACCATACCCAACCAGGGCGTAGAGAAGAACGGACGAGTCATCATTACCTCTTCCGATCCCTATCCCTTCTATCTGGCAGCATTGATCAGAGGAGTGATTGTCAGTGAATAACAGCTACTACGGCGTGGACATCCGCACCATCGACAGCCTTACCATGGCCGACCTTTTATCCCAGATCCTCGCGGGAAACATGCGAAAAGAAGACAGAGAAGAATTAGAAGCCCAGGGGCGCATGCCTTATGGCGGCCTCTATGAAAGCATGACAACTTCCATAGAAGCCTACTATGCCATTCATGAGAACATGCCGCTCGCTGCCTTCGGAATCGGCCTATGCCCGGAGGGATGCTCCATCTGGATGCTCGGAACTACTATGTGCGAGCGCCACAAGAAAGCCCTGGTCGCCTGCATGCAAGACTACATCAAGGACAGCTTGAAGAAATACAAAGTCCTTACCAATTACATTTCCAAAGACAACACCAAAGCCCTCCGTGTCATTAAAAAGATGGGAGCCGCCTTTTGGGAAGAAGTAGAAACGGGCGGGAAAACCTTCGTCCGCTTCACATTAAAGGAGTAACTATGTGCAGCGTATCCGCCGCCCTGATCGGCTTAACCGCCGCGCAGGGCATCACATCCATGGCCTCTGCTCATCAGCAGGCCAAAGCACAGTCTGCTTATTACAATTCTCAGGCAGAAGCCGCAGAGCAGAACGCGAGAATCGCAGACAAACAGAGAGAGCAGATTTCTGACCAGTACCTGCAGAAACAGCAGCAACTTGACGCCAGAAGACGATTAGTCATTGGCCAGCACGCGGCAGAAGCAGGAGCAAGCGGCCTCACAAGCTCCGGATCCGTGCAGGACATGGACGCATCAGCTATCGACGAATGGAGAAATTCATCCATGAATCTTTTAGGCAATCAGAGAAATGACACCAAGAGCGCCTACATCAATCAAGTGAACTATATCAATCAGGCAAACAGCGCAAGAGCTGCTGCCTATAATGCAAGGCAGCAGGGGAAGCAGGCCATGTTTGGCACACTTCTTTCCACCGCTGCTTCCATCTACGGCGTAGCCAAGACCTACGGGAATGCGACGGCAGCTAAACAGTCAGCCTCCGGCGGACTTCACCACCAGGCGGCTATGAGCGGAATGCCGGAGACCATGACAGATCAGGTATATGCCATGAATCAGTACAAGCCGCAGAAACTTTCCTTGACCAAGAGTCCCTACTCATGGCTAGGCGGTGGCTTCAAGATCGGGAGGTAAAGCATGAAACTCTCTCAATTTTCAGGGGATATCAATAAGAACATCATGCAAGGGAAGATCATCCCGACCACGACACTAGAAAGCGCAGGAGGGAATACCGCAGGACTTACCACCTTAGGGAAGGCTGCAGGTGCCGTATCGGACATGCTGGGGAAGGTATGGCTGAAAGACCAGAATGATAAAATCTTTGACGCCAAGAACGACTACGAGCAGCGCATCAATACCCTCATGGACGATGAGAACACCGGCCTTTTCAATACCCATCAGGGCAAGGCTGCCGAGAACCTGCAGAAAGACTACACCGACCAGGAACAGAAGATTTATCAGCAGGTCCTGCAGGATCATGGTATCTCTTCTGATTACGCCGTCCGAGCTTTCGGGGAACAGAGAGCACAGTCACAGACATCGAACTTTCGTATGATCGACAAGTACCAGCGAAAGCAGATGGAAGACTACGCAGGAAATCAGATTTCCTTGATGACCAGCAACATGGTGAACCAGTCCGTCAAAGACTCCGACTCCCTCATCACGAACTTCGGAAGCTGGGAGAAGAATACCACTGCCATTCTGGCAGGCCTCAGCATGGATAGCGCAGCCATTGACGTCAAAATGAAAGCGCTGAAGAACGATAAAGCCAAAGAGATCATGCAGTCCTATCTCACCACTGGCGACTACAGCGCGGGCCTCAATGCCATCGCCTACATGAAATCACAGGGAATAGACGAACCGACACTCAAGGCTTACAAAGACCAGTTCCTTCAGAAGAAAATGACGCGGGAAATTAAAAGCAGCGCCGAAGACTACGTCAAAGGAAACGGACTGAACCTCACTACCATGACATGGGAACAGTTCCGGGATGCATGGAGGAAAGACCACCCGACGCCGGTCCCTCAAGGGAAAGGCAGCGTCACGGGAAATCAGATCGCGGAATTTGCCAGAAACAACTACACCGAAGGCGATCAGTGGATGGGAAGCGTTACCAAAGATCCCACCATCCAGTGCGATTCATGGACCGCCGATGTCTACGCCAAGACCGGCCTTTTCCCGGACGGGACAATCACACACGGTGCCGACTTCGGGAAAGCCTACCACGAAGCGGGCGACGGCTATGAACCACAGCCCGGAGACTTCATTGACGGGGAAAAGCACGTCGGCATTTATTTAGGGAACGGCCAGTACATGGCCAGAAACTCCTCCGGCGGCATCCACATCGGGAGCATGGACGAGTGGAATGAATGGTTCGGGAAACCGATCGGCTACGGATCCGTGGCAGAGGCCAAGGGCGAAGCGGCGGACGACATGTCAGATGAAGAACGAGCCGAGCTGCAGGACAAGAGCGACGCTGCCTTAAAGCAGCAGTACGCCGAGATCCGCTCGAACCAGGTGGCCTACATCCAGAGCCAGGTGCAGAACATCACCAAAGGCATACTGGAAATGGAGCAGAACGGCTCCACGCCAGGACAGGCGTATGAGTACGCCGCGGATATTGTGAACAACGATCCCTTGCTGAAAGACTCTTCGGCGGGCGTCACGCTCTTAGGCCGTCTGATGAATCAGAAGAGAACCTACGAAAAATCACAGAACAGAGCTGCCAATGTAGGGAGAGGCCTTGATACCAGCGGCTGCCTAAAGGAGAAACAGTTCAACGCCTTAGAAGGATTTATCGGAACGAAAATCAATTCTATCGAAGACCTGGACAACACCATCAAAGACCTGCAGGAAGAAGGCGTCTACCTCACAGCAGAACAGGATGCCAAGATTCGGAAAGATGTCATCGACTGCGGAAACGGCGTGGGAACCTTTGCCGTCAAGATCCCGGACGATGACGCTGCCATTGCGGCCATGTGCTATACCAACACCTCCGCCGTTACCTCGACAGCGAAAATGCTCATTAAGAGAGAAATCATGGATTTCAAAAACGAGCAGGGGAGAGATCCTGATAATGACGAACTCCGTACCATCTACTACGATGTGATCGGGAAAGAAGGCCTCGACAGCACTGGTAAAACGAAAATCGGCGGGATTAACATCTTCGGTGTAAACCTTTTCGGGGACGACTACGAAGCTCCAACCATGAGCAAAGCGCAGGCCTACGACGATCACATCAGGGACACGTCGCAGGCCGTAGACGAAGATGGAAATCCGAATGGTTTCTACATTGACATAGACTACGGGAACGGAAAGAGCGAGACCAAGTGGGTATCTGATGAACAGATGAGACAGATTTCCAATGGAGAATTAAGCGTATTCGATATTTGAGAGGAATCGCCATGGACGAAGAAATTTTAGGAAGCGTGCTGCATGGGATTAAGCCAAAGGACTACACACCTATCCAGGTGAGACCGACACCGGAATTTGGCGGAATTCAGCTCACTGAAGAACAGCAGGCCAAGAAGGACAATACGGAATCCGTCAAGGATGGAGAGATCCTGCCCTTAGGCGGCTTCACCGACACCGTAGAAGCCCAGTGGGAATCTGCCAAAGACCTTGTGAAATCCACTGACGTATACAAGAACCTTTTCGGAAACAGCGCACCGGATGATAACCGCCTCGAACAGTCTGAGAAATTAGGAAGTGCGCTAGGCATTGCCCCTCAGCTGATTGCCTCCGATCCGGATATGTACAAGGCAGCTGTCACCACCTATGAGAGACAGAGAAATGCGGCCGCACTGAACAACCAGCCATTTTCTGCAAAGACCTTGAATGAACTCTACCCGGAACTCGACACCGAGGATCCCGTGGCCACCACCATTGCCCTAAAGGACTATACCAACATCCTGAAGAACCGCGAAGCAGCAGCGCAGGGCGCGGCGGTTTATACCATGCCGGAAAGCAAGCTCACCGATCTTTCTAACGTCATTGGCTACCTCTACGACACCGGCACCCATTTTGTGGGCACCGCCTACGAAGCTGGGCAGGCGCTCGACGCACAGAGCGAACTCATGTACAAAGCCTCTATTGGGGAAATCTCCGATGAAGAAGTAGAGAAAGCCATCCCGGGGCTCATGAATGCGCAGAAAGCATATAACGCAGAAATCGGGGACTCCTACGTGGCCAAGATTGTAGGGGAAACCATCTCCCAGCTTTCCATGCAGAAGAATATGATCATGCGCGGCGCAGCAGAAATCATCGCTCCGATCGCCCCTTTGGCGCAGCCTATCTTAGTTGCCACCAAAACAAACCTGCCGCAGATTGCCACCTTAGGTGCTGCATCTGCAGCGGGTGCCGTAGGAGCCACAGGCGCTGTGGCAGGAGCAACCGTCACAGGAGCGGCCGCACTGACAGGGCTCATTGCCTTAGGCACTGCTTCCGTCTTCACAGGAACATATAGAGCAGAAGCCGGACAGGCCTATTGGGATTGGCGCACCAAAAAGGATAAAAACGGAAAATCTGTTTATACCCGAGAGCAGGCCATTGGCCATGCCAAGAGAGTCGGAAGGATCAATGCAGCCATTGAAACCGGTGCATGGGAGCTCGCACTCAAGGGCATCACCAAAGTATGGGGGAGTGACGCAGCCAAAGCCGTCATCAAGAACGAAGCCGCCATGAAGAAACTGATCGGCGCAGGGAGAGCAGCCGTAGGAGCTAAAGCCATCGGATACGGTGCGAAACAGTTTGTCAAAGTGGCAGCGCCAGAGATTGCAGAAGAAGGCCTGCAGTCTCTTTCTGCAGATATCGATACCAGACTCTTTGGGAAAGAAACTGTTCCCGTAAGAGAGATGATGGGGAATGCCTTGGACGCCATGATCGAAGCCGTCCCTTCTGTTGTTGGTATGTCGATCGGCGGTGCTGCTTTAGCAGGCACAGGGGCCCATAGAGCCATGAAGAGAATCGCTGGCCTCTCCGAAATGAAAGACGCCGTTATCGAATTCAAACGTGAGAACGAAAGATCCATGCTGCAGAAACTCATGGATCTCCGCTCCGGATCGTCCCTTTACAAAAAAGCACCGGAAACCTACCGGAAGACACTGCAGAACCAGCTCGATCATACCGGCTCCGGCACGCTTTACATCGACGCTTCCGCAGCGGCCGAAAATGAAAAGACACACGATGCCTTAAACAAGCTCGTAGAAGATGGCACGATCACCGCTAAAGAATTAGATGACGCCATCAAGACCGGCAAGCCCTTAGAGGTAGAGACAGGGAAATACATGCAGACCGCCACCCCCGAAACCCATGAAGCCCTTTCCGACTACACCACCATGGACAAAGGAGAAAAAACCATTCATGCCATCCGGGAAGAACGCCAGCGCATGAAAGACATGATCGACATTGTCACCATGACGCGCGAAAAAAGAGAAGCGGCCGCATCAGAAAAAATCCTGAACGACCACTTCTCCGAAGATACCGATATCGGAAGAGAGGATAGAGACACCGCAAGAGAAATTCTTTCCGGCGGCTTGGATCATATCGAAGACACCTGCAAGACCATCCTTCAGGAAGCCAAAGACGTATGGGGCGAATTGACCGGAGTTAAAGAACTGCAGGACTACATGGAACGAAGAAAGACGCAGGACGCGAATTTCTCCAATGAAAAAGGCGTCGACTTCGTCGACGTCGGGGAAGGGAAGGACAGGGTCCACCTTCGCATCTCCAAGAATCCCGGGTGGTACCAGGACTTCTATGACAGATATGGAAGAGCACCGACACAGCGCGAGCTCTATGACATTGCGCAAGAAAAGATCATCGCTGAAAATGACAAGGGTGATGACGAATCAAAAGCTGCCATTGCAGAGATCGAGGCCGCGAAGAAGAGAGTCGAATCCATCGAGAGAGTGAGTGAGACACTGAAATCCTTAAACAAGGAAGATCTCATCGCCCAGACACTCTTAGATCCCGAGACCTATGAAGAAGCCTACAAGCCGCTTCTTGAAGAAATCAAAGCCGCGGGAAACGGCGCCGTCACCAAAGCCGCGAAAGACTCTGCCTTAGTCCTGGCCAAGCTCGCAGAGAACTTCCATAAGAATTATGGCGTGCCTTTGAAACTGGCCATGGTAAAGGCGGGGGAAGTCGTGGGAATTAGCAAGGACGCCTACGGCATGGCTGCCTTCGACGTCAGCAGGTCCGGCATTTCCAGTGTTTCCCAATTTATGGATAGAATCAAAGCTGGAAAGGCAGCGGGCGAAAAGCCCAATAAAATAAGATACACCGGGAAATTCGGTGTATCTTATTCGGAAGAACAGGTTAGCCACGCAACAACACTGCATAGGGGGCACGTGCTTACCAAAGAACAGATGGATGATATCGAAAACCATTTGGATGTGCTGCACAATCCCGCCCTATCGAGCAGAGGTGACGCATTAAGTGGAAGGTATCACGGGAAATCAGTATTGTGCCGTATAGATGGAGACTTAGGATCTTACTATGTTGTACTTGAGGTATCAAACGACAATGGTGTGGTTTGGTTCAAAACGGGTATGGTTGGGGGAAAAGAATCCATAGATAAGATAATAGCGGAACATTCCGCTGGCAGCCTTTCGTATAAAGACGCAGGGACGACCAGTCAGAACAATTCCGCTATTACCATAGACAGTTTACCAAATGCGCTTGGCATCGTCAAGAAAGATGCCTATCACCAAATGGCCGAGAAGCAGCTGGACGCAGATGAGAAATCCTTCGCAGATAGCGTAGACCGTTTCATGGCAGGAAAGATTTCCACAGATACTATCCAAGTCATGAGGACTCCGCTTGTGATGAGGCTTGTAGGAGCTGAAGTTCTGCCGGTTGAAATTTCTGTATCCGATTTGAAAAAAGTTTTAGTAGACAAGCATACGGATATCACTCCGGACATCATGAAACAAATTCCACGTGCACTTACGGATCCGATGATGATCTTTTCCACATACAGTGGGAAAAACGGAGAAGTGCGCAAGGTGATCGTGCTTGATCTCAAAGATAAGAACGGGGCTACCATCGTGGTGCCTATGGAATTAGAACGCAAGAAAGGTAATTATGAAGTAAATCAGATTACAAGTGCGTATGGGAAAACGGATAAGAAAACAAGGAGAACGTCTTTTGCATGGTTCCAAAAACAATTACAAGAAGGGAAATTAGAATATGCCAATAGAAAAAAGGCTACCGACTGGATTTCTTCAGAGCAGCCCCATTGGCTCATTCCCAAAGAAAAAGTCGATAACCTTTTATCTGCTCCTAATGTAGCAAATGAGGAGGACCTTGTCAAGCTGAAAAGCGAAAATCCCACCTATTACCAGATGGCTGCAGAAAAAGACCTCGTCGTCTATCACAATGTTTCTGCTGGCAAATTGAGAGAAGCCATCAAGCTGGGCGGCCTCCCGATGCCTTCCCTCGCTATCACGAAGAGGGATATCCCATTCGGAGACTTTGGGGAGATCACGCTGATCGGGGATAAGGACATGATAGATCCACGGAAGTCTAGGGCGAACGAAGTCTTTTCCAGAGATGCCTATACTGTGAGAAAGCCGGTGGTGAATTATGAAGAACCGACGGCACAGGACCAGAAAGCATTCCATGAAAAATACTCAGGGGCCATCGATGAGCTCAAGGCAAAAGGGATAGACGTTCAGAAAATCAATTTCACTTCTTACTCCGGAGATGAAGCACTGGCCAGAATGGAAAATGACGTGGCCATTCGGTATTTCTATATTCAGAACGTACTGAAGGAAAACGTGCCGATTCATCGCATAACCATTGTACCGACCATCTACCATCAAGAAATCTTCCGTGATTATCCAGGTATTCTGAAAGCCTTGAGAAAAAGGCCGAGAGCAAAAAACAGTGCGTTCCTCGAACTGGATAAAGCGTGCCAGCCTTATTTCAAGCGACTAGAAGAAAAGATCAAGAACAAAGAGGGACTTGTAGGCCTTAACAAGAGGCGGCTGGAACGGCTTCAGAAAGATGGACATATCACTATAGACGGAGCCCAGCTGCTCAGCAAATTGGCAAACGAGTGCGAGAAAAGCGCCCGGCAGAAACCGCGTGAAGAGGTAGATAAGCAGACCTTTGAAAAAGACATGCAGAAGACCATCGAAGAAGCGGGCATAGAGAGATTCGCGGCGTTCGTCCGTTCCGAATTCGATAGCCTCTATAAAGACAGGTATCTTTGGGACAACGGGAAGAAATACGCGTTCAACATCGACAATATCGTCAAGCTGATGAAGAAATACCGCGGCACCAACAACGAAGGGGCGGGTGGTATCAACTACGGCTTCAACAGCCTGCTCGCTTTCCTTTCCAAAAAGTTTACGTCAATTAGGGATATCAAAAACCATGAATCACTCCTTGCGCCGAACAAGAAAGAACTCGAGCGGTACAAGAAGGCGGAAGACATGTACAATCGCCTGATAGACGAAGCAGCTGAGCTCCGCGGCAGTTACGACATGGATTTAGACATGAATCTGGCTGAGCTCATGAAGGACACGAGAGATGGGAAGAAAGATCTGCACGGATTTCCGGAAGATAAGAAATTCCTTCAGCACATCAAAGATTTTCTAAAGGAAGCGGACAAGGTAACGACGGACTACTTCGAAGCCAAGCCAGCCAGGAAGGTGACATTCGACGAATTCTCCGGCGCTGTCATCCCGAAGGGGACATCGGAAGAAACGGTAAACTTTCTGGAATCACAGGGTATCGAAGTCCGCGAATATGATCAGGACGTAGAAGGCGACCGAGAAGCGAGGGCCAAAGAATTAGGCCAGAAGCTGAATGTATATTTCCAAAGCAAGTACCAGGGCTCCTACGACAGAAACGCCAACGTCATTGAGCTTTTCGACGGTGCGAATGAATCTACCGTTATCCATGAAGGCGCTCATATGTTCCTTTCTATGCTGGAGAACATGAGTCGGATGAGCGAAGAGAATGTCGCCACCTACTTCAACGGGGATACGGCGAAAGCACGCGCTGCATTGAAGAGCATGCAGGGCGATCTCTCTACCATTCGTTCATGGGCCGCCTTTTCCGAAGATCACCTCTCTGAATACAAGGGGACCATTTTAGAGAAGGAATTCACCAAGTATGCCGAAGACATCAGAGCAGGGAAGGCCGGTGCCATGGAACGCTGGATGCAGGAACGCTTCGCCCGAGGCTTCGAGAAATACCTCATGGACGGCAGCGCACCCACCAAAGAAATGCAGGGCGTCTTCCGGCGGTTCAAGAAATGGCTGACCGATATCTACAAGACAACAAAGAATTTGGGGAACGTAGAACTTACACCTGAAATCAAAGACATCTTCGATCGTATGATTTCCACAGAAAGTGAGATCAACGCATGGGCCGCGCAGCGAAAACTGGAAGCGATAGATAAGACCGTCAATGTGAACCAGTCCGAACTGGGCAACCTCAAGGCATGGGCGGAGAGCGTCAAGGACAAAGCTCTGGAGAAAGCCATGAGTTATTACCTTCATATAGTGAGAGAAGAAGCCATCGAAAACTTCAAAGCCTCCATTTCTTCTGAAGAAGAGAGAACCAGTTTCATCGAGTCTCTGGGAGAAGAGAATGAGATCTATCAGATCGAGACCATTTACAACTCCGACACATTCCCTACAAAGAAAGACCGTGACGAATTTCTCCAAATGGCCGGGTTCACAGAAAAAGATCTGAAAGAGAAGCTGAGAGCTGCTGGCGGCACTACGGAAGAACGGTGGAACAAGCACATCGAAGAGATGATGCAGCACTATCGGGAAGAAGCATTAACCCCGGAAGCCATCAGGGGCATGGCCGAAGAAATTCTTCGATCCCCGGAAGGCATGGCCAAGAAGTCTCGCATCGAAGCCATGCTGCTTGAAAAGAAAGTTTCTGCTTACATCCATCTCGTCAATTCTATGCAGATGGAACTCAAACGGTCCAAAGACAAGGAAAAGACCGCGAGAGAAATTCGCAAACGATTGGGACTTGTTTCCGAAAAAGAAACAACGGAGATCGACAAGCAGACAGATGTGATTGCCAAGTCGGAAGATAAGATCGCAAGGCTGGAGAAGCAGAAGAAGCTGCTAAAAGAGCAGCTTGAAAAAGCGAAAGCAGAAGCTGCAGCAGCCAAGGGCGAGAACAAGTCCAGAAAGGAATCACAGACCATTCTGGAAGGAAACATGCGAGCCCTTGAGGCTGAGCTTGAGAAGGAACGCGCCCAAAGAGCAAAGGCCGACAGCACCACAAAAGACGCAGAACTCACCGCTGCTGATCTTGCGGTGCAGCTCCAGACTATGGTAGACGGGCTCAAAGAGTCCAGAGAGGCCATGCGCTTCGGCATGAGGGAAATCAAAGAGGACGCCCGAAATACATTAGGCGGCGAGAAACTTTCCCACGCCACGAGCTGGCGATGGTGGGAGAACAAGGCGCAGATTGCAGAAGCCCGCGCCATGAAAGCGGCCGCAGGCAATGACTGGGATGGCGCTGCTTATTGGAAACGTGAGCAGGCGCAGTGCCTCACCATGGCCAAGTTCGCCAGGGCAAACGAAGAAGAAATCCGCCGCACCCTTCACGGAGGCGGCGGGAAAGTCACCACGCCTCTTCTTAACGAAAACGGCATGGAGCGCTACGGCATCTTAGGCATCCTGAACCGCATCTCCCGGACGGATAAACCAGTCATGATGAAGGACGACGCACGCTACTTCGTGCAGCACATGGCATACGTCTTAGGCCTCACGAAGAAAGACGGCATCTTGCCTATTGACGAGAGCGGGCAGGAGAGACCGTTCAACTGGCGCTGGCTTGCTGTAGAGATGAATCCCATGCAGGCTATGGACAATGATCGCTACATGGCCGAAGACATCATTCCAGAATGGATGAGAAGCGCATTCGAAGGCTCTACCGCTTTGAAGCTAAAAGACCTTACCATGGACCAGTTCCGAGAAATGGCAAAAGTCATGAAGGCTGTCTACAAATTGGGCCGAAGAGAGTACGAGGGGAATACCTTAGGCACATCTTTCGATGACGCGGCACAAAAGATCCATGACGAAATCCTAGGCAACTGGACGCACCGCGTGACCACTCCGGGGCTCAAGAACCAGACCGCCACTAACCTAGACAGGTTGGGGGCAAAAATCCACAGCCTCATCAAGGACATCACACTTCCTGAAATTCTGATCGAACGACTGGGAAAGTCTGCTACCGAGTATTTCTATAAACCCATGGACAAAGCGGCTGCCCATCTGCGAGAGCTAAAGAGTGCAGCACGAGCCACCTTCCGGAAGAACTTCGCGATCTACTCCAGAAAAGAATGGACGGCGATCCGAAGCAAGAAGCTCTACACTGTAGGGCTGGACGAGCGCGGTAAACCAGTTTCCTACACCAAGGAGCAGCTCCTCGCCATGGCCTTAAACTTTGGCACCAAGTCCAACAGGGCACGCCTCATAGAGACCTTATGGTTGAGCGATACCTTGAACACCGACGAGAAAACCATCCTTGATATGCTCGATAAGAACCTCACTGACAAGGACTGGGACTTCGTAGAAAGCGTATGGGAGCACCTTAATTCTTACTGGGGCGAGAGAAACAAAGTCCAGAATGATCTCTACGGCACGCCCTTAGGGAAAGTTCAGGGCGAAGATTTCACGCTGAAGTCGGGACGTGTCATCCATGGCGCGTACTATAGAATCAAGTACGATCCATTAAGCAGCACGAAGACAAGCAACTTCTCAACAACAGACATCGCGAAGATGGACATGCAGAACATTTCCTCCTTCTCCCTAGGCATGGGAAGCACCAAGCAACGTGCGGGAACATCCGGCGGGCAGAAGCTCCGCCTCGACCTCGACGTATATGTAGAGGCTGTCAATGAAGCCATGCAGCACATCGCCATGCGAGAAGCCACTGTAGACGTCTACAAGCTCCTCAATCGGAAAGAAGTCGTGGCAGCTATCGAAAACACCGCAGGCCCGGAAACCCTTTCTCTGCTGCAGGGATGGGCCAAGGATTGTTGGCACTCTTCCATCAAAGACATGAGCGAATGGGATTCTACCCTGGGAAGGGCCAGACGACGTTTCAATTTCGCCACGATGGGATTTAGATTTTCTACCGCTTTACTGAACATCGGGAACATCACCGGAATGATGGATCGAATGGGCACAATGAACGCTTTGAAGGCGATAGGTGATTTCTATTTTCATGGGAACATCGTAGAGCAGCGGCGATTTATTCAAACCAAGTCCACTATGATGAGAGACCGAGGAGCCACCATCGATAGGGATATGTACATGCAGGACAGATTGCCGGTAGGGAAGAACGAGTCCGAGTTCCGCTCCAAGATCGAGCACGGCAAGTATGGCGTCGATACCTTAAACTCCAAGGCCTACTGGCTGATCCAGGTGACAGATGAAATGTTTTCCTTGCCAGAATGGTTATTTACTTACAAGAGAGCCATGGTCGCTATGGAAATCGAAGGCAAGCTCAATAGAGACGAGATGGACGCGGAAGCCGTGAGACTGGCAGATAAAGCTGTGAGAGAGACTTTCGGATCCAATGAGACCAAAGACCAGACCAGCTTTATCAGGAAGAACGGAATTCTTGCACAGATGACCACATTCTATAGCTACACGAACCTTGTCACGAACCAGTTTATCCGTGCAGGGTACACCTTATACGACAAGGGAGACGTGAAGCCGCTCCTCGCAGCCACGTGGTATTGGTGGATCCTAGGAGCCTTAGTCGAAACAACCTTACGAGAAATCGGGGACGACTCTGATGATGAAGATAAATGGAAGAAGAAATTCCTCCATGTCATCGCATCCGGCGGCTCCATTGGCGGCGTCCCTCTTGTAAGAGAAGCAGTCCCGTGGACAGTAGATTTCTTTACCGGGAAATCCTTCGGATCCGCAGCCCCAGACGCTCCCTTCTTCGATACCCTAAAGCACATGGAAAACTTCCTCAAAGCCACCAAGAAAGGTGATCTCATAGAGATGGGAAGAGGCGCGACTAAGGTCGTCACAAGAACCTACATTCCGGTCCCGGATACTATCACAGACGCCTTCTGGAACTTCATGCGAATGGCCTGCACAGATACTGAATTCACCATGTGGGATTGGTTCAGAAAATCCCTATGGGACAAAACACTCAAGGAGAAGAAAAAATGATCGAACGATTTTATTATCGGCTGATCGATTGCCAGCCATGGGCAGACGCAGCGAAACGGTTATGGATAAACCTATGAAAGAGAAAAAGGAGGGGAAGAAATGATAGGTGCCGAAGTAAATCGAATCGTCTATAAGGGGGATGGGATTACAACAAGTTTTCCGTATACCTTTACGGTTCTTGAGAAAGCGGATATTGTCGTGATGCTTGTAGACAAGGAAAGCAAGAAAAAGACTCTCACGAGCGATTACTTCATTGATATGGACAAAAAAGAAATTACCTACCCGGGGTACGCGCCCGGAGAAGAACCTGCTGAGGCCGAACGGCCGCCCGTGCTTCCGGCGGGATGGTATCTTGTCATCCAAAGAAAAACGAAAATAGACCAGCAGACAAGCCTCGGGGACAAATGGCCCTTTGATGTGACGGAAGATGCACTGGATAAAATCACTAGAATTTTGCAGGATTTAGATACAGACTCTAAGCGGTATTTAGAAATTTCTGCAGAGGCTAGCGGCATAGATCCCATGCTTCCATCGCCTAAAGCCAACATGGGCTTTTACTGGGACGAGACCGGGACAAAGCTTGTAGAGGGCCTAAACCCGAATGCCGCCAGCGAAAGCGCCGCCGCCAGCAGCGCCGCCGCCGCACGTAGTGCTGCAGCTGCCAGTGCCAGCGCGAAGAGCAGTGCGTACTATATGGAATTTGCCCAAAGGTGGGCCGCATCCAGTGTGAGTCCGGACGACAATGCGGACAGCGAAAGCACGACAGGGATGACGCAGTCTTCCAAAACGTGGGCATTGTATGCGAAGGCCAAGGCGGCAGAGTCAGCCGAGCGTGCAGACGCGGCCATCGGCGCGGCCAATACAGCCAAGACCTATGCAGAAACCGCAACCAAGAAAGCAACGGCGGCGGGGGATAGTCAAACTGCGGCCGCTCATAGTGCAAGCAGCGCGAAGGCGTCGGCAGATCATGCCGGCGAAAGCGCTACCATTGCCGCAGACAACGCAGCGACCGCGACCACATGCGCCGCACAGGCGTCGGATGCAAGAGACGCGGCCATTGGCGCGAAAGATGGTATAGAAGCTGCGCAGGCCAATGCCAAGGCAAGCGCTACGGCGGCAGCAAATAGTGCGACTTCCGCGCAGGAGAGTGCGGAAAAGGCCAAAGGTTATGCGGCTATAACGAACCCCGTGACATCAGTCAAGGAAGATACGACCCATGGCGGTATCGTCGTCACGAACGCCGCGGGAGACGTGGCGTTCATTCCTCTAGCGACAATTAGGGACGTTCAAGACCTGATTAAACAAGCCACTTATTTCACCACTGATACAAATGGAAATATTGTATTACGAGGGTAAGGAGGAAACATGGCAAATATTTGTTCAAGACCGTCTGCTATAGACAATCTAGGAACCGCATCTCAAGAATGGGGAAGCACTTATACTAAAACCCTTAATGTAAGTAACACTGCCAATGTAAAGCAACTTGCGGTGAATGGGGATATTACCGCGACAGGTGACATAACGGGGGCTAGGGTTTTTAATGCTGTATACAACGACTACGCCGAATGGTTTGAAAGAGGCGATGACGCAGAAGTGGGGCATATCATTGCGCTTGACGAAACATCAGCACAAGAAAGATATGTAAAGGCAACGAACAAAAGTAAAGTTATTGTCGGAATCTGCACTGGAAATTATGCTCATATCATCGGCGGTGAGTATAACGATAATTATGAAACTTACAACCTAAAAAAATTTATTCCAGTTTCTCTTGCGGGGAGAGTTCCTGTTTATGTGAAAGGAACGGTTCATGTTGGGGATTTCATTATCCCAACTGACGCCCCCGGAATTGGCAAGGCGTCAAAAGAAAGAACAGGTGGCGCGGTCGGGATTGCCCTAGAACAGAATCTTGATAGTGAAATTAAGAAAGTAAAGGTGCTTGTGATTAAATGAACGAGAATATTTCCATTACTGCTACCATCTTCATTACAGACAAGTGCAATCTCGCCTGTAAGTATTGTTACGAAGAAAACAAGCAGTATCAGACAATCAAGAAGGAATACATCGACAAATTTATAGACCTTCTCTATACAGAACCGCAGTATAGCAAGAGGAAGTACATCGTCCTTGATTTTATCGGCGGCGAAGCACTTCTTGAGTGGTCGCTGATGGAATATGCCATGACAAGGTTTTTAGAGAAAGGACGAGAGCTTCATCATCCATGGGTAACGGAACATCGCTTCACGTTCTTCAACACAACGAACGGCACACTCTTTGGCGAACCTTCTATACGGGACTTTTTGAATAGGTGGAAATGTCTTAGGGTTGGGGTGTCCCTTGACGGGTGCAAAAAGGCACACGATATGAACCGCGTTTACCTGAATGGAAAAGGGTCATACGACAAGGTTATGGAGAATATGGAATGGTGGAAACACCGTGACCACGAGCCGATGGTTAAAGGCACGATGAACCATGACACGCTTCCTATGCTCGCAGATATGCTTATTAACCAAATTCAGCTCGGGTTTGAACCATGGGCGAACCCCATCTATGAGCAGAAGTGGACGAAGGAAGATGCCGAAGAGTATTACCGCCAGCTTCGCAAGGTGGTTGACTTCATTTTCCACCGCAAGCTCCAATTCAAACTGAAGCCGATTGGCAGGCAACGTGTCATCAAAGAAGATAACGAGAAGAGTAACTATTGCGGTAGCGGCGTATACATGGTAACGCTCGGTATGGATGGTAAACTGTATCCCTGTCACCGTTTTGCAACAGGGCGGCACCGTTACGACATTGGTGATCTATGGCACGGCTTTGACAAAGAGAAATTCAAGCGGTTCAGAGAAGGGCAAGACAGAATCAACGAGCAGATAGGAAGCACGAAGCTACCACTTTGTTATTCTGCCAACTACGACATTGATGGTACTTTTGATTATCACAACAACGAGGAAATCATGACGGAACAGGAGTATAGGATTTACGACTACTGGATGGAAAGAATGAAGGAGATGAGCTTATGATTTATGTTTCAGCTATCGCCAAATGGGCATTGGAGATGGAAGCGAAGGGTCAGATAAAACTTCCGGGGACTATCTTTGATTTTTTCTATGAGACGGACGATGAACACTTCTTTGATGGCTTTACACGAAAAGACAGTGTGTTCTATCCAAAGGACGGTGCGCATTTCTTCTACACACACGAAGAATTTGACGAATATCTGAAAGCAACTGGAAATACTCCGTACCCTGATAAGGCAAACTTAAAGCCGGTTCAATTTATGAAGGTCATGCCCGACGGATGTGAAGAGTATACGATGGACTGGATAATCGACCATTTTTACGACTTCCACGCAAATTGGGAAAATCTTTGCTATTACTATAGCCCGATAGACAAGGCGTCTATTCGTGTACAGTGGGGAATCAACGAAGCTATTGGGGATTATATTCCGCTCCGCTATGAAATCATGGATATGAGAAACACCATATCCGTGCTTATGGACTACATAACAGGAAAGCTTACAAAGGCAGAAGAGGAAGCCATTTCTGCTGCATGGGAAAAGCGCGGAGACACATCCGCTATCAAGGACTACTGCTTTCAAGAAAAGCGCGTCCGTGAAATCGCAAAGACTATCAGAGACAGGCATGAGGAGGAAGTATGAACATCAGCATCACAAAGCTCCATGATATAAAGCTCGACAAGAAGGAAATCGAAGGAATCACAAACGCCGATGAATATATGGTATTTCTTGAAAACATGGCGTTCCTGTTTACTAAACTTTGCAACTACAGTGACAACTTAAAGCTTACCGCAGAGCAGAAGAGATACCGTTCCAACATGGAGCGAAATCTCGGGTACTATCTGCTTCGAAGGAGCGACCCTGAATGAATACCAAACTCACTCACATCGCCAACATCCGCGTGACAACGGGATACGACTGCAACTGCCAATGCGAGTATTGCTCGCAAAGGAAAACAGACATAGCCTATAGGAATCGTGGGAACGGCACGCAGATAGAAGCCCTCTATACGCTATTGAAGCAGTCGCACATCATCAAAGAAGGGACTCTCTATATAGAAATCGAGGGTGGAGAGCCGCTTGTTCATCCCGAGGTCATCAAAGACACCGTGCGCCTTTGTGAACAGATGAAAACGAGTAAAAGAGACGTGCGATACATCATTGTATCCAACTGCCAGCTTCTCAACGGCAAGGGCAGAGAAATCATCGGCTGGATGAAAGAGAAGGGCGCAGACTTCCAGCTCTCCGCCAGCTTTGACCATGACCAAAAGAACCCGCGAATTATCCACCCTGATACTTACGAATACATGAAGGCAAACCATCTTTATGCAACGTATATCGTAGCAGGGAAGCATTATCTAAGGCGTGCGAAGCAGAACATCGACTTCCTGAACGAAAAGGGAATATCCCCGATGGTGTTATGGAACTTCTTCGCCTATAATGAGCTGAAAGACATTGCCACCCGCCGCGCGTACCTCTCTCTTCTTAGAAGTACGAAGAACCGCGCCAAACCATTCCGCATGTTTAACGGTAACATTCAGGACTGTGCGTGGGTTGCCATCACGCCGCAAGGTCGCTTATACCAGTGCTTCCAAGCGAACTTCGGCGATGCAAGACTTGACGAAGGCGAGAAATTCGCCTGCACTCATTGCAAGACGTGCGAGCTGAAAGACTATTGCCACCAGTGCATTGTAAGGAAAGCACTATATGGGGATAACCTTTGCGGACTGATGAAAGTCCATTATGCGTTAGATTATAATGCGGAGGTGACATAATGGCAGTCAAACACAACAGTATTGTTTCTGCAAGAACAGGCAATATATCCGCCACTATCTTTACCGACTTGCAGAATCTTTTAGAAAACGATGAGGCACTGGAAACAACGCTTAAGCAGGTGGAGGCGAACGCCGCGACCATACAGGCGTGCATGAACAGTTGCAGTCTTTCGTGCAGTGGGAATTGCAAAAACGTCTGCTCGGGGTGTTCAAGCAACTGCGGAGGGAACTGTACTGGTGGGTGTATTACAAACTGCCAAAACACATGCCGCAATGGCTGTACTGGATGCAGAAGCCAATGCGCTAACGGCTGCGGTTCTGGTTGTGACGTAGGATGCGCTGGCGCACCGTAGGAGGATACCGT